GCTATCGCTCCCGGGGCAAAAAATTGGCGGATTGGCTTTTGCAAACGCCGTCGCGTCTCCACTGACGGGATAGCCCTCTTCGACGAAGCATGCAGCGGTGTGTGTCATGTTGTCCTGGTACCAGCCCACCGACAGGGTGAGGGACTGAGCGGACCAGCCGCCGTTTACCACCATCGTGGTCTCTTCTCTCGTGTGATGGGTGCGGGTGTGACCCTTGTCCCGTTGGTGATGGCGGCGCCGATCCTGCCCCCGGCTGAGGTGTTGCAGTGTGCGTGTGCCGGCCCGTAGTTGTCGGGGCTGTCCTGCCCGCCCGTACTGCGTTCCTGGATGTGGTCCGCGTGCCATTCCATCTCGTCGGTGACCAGCCCGCCGCAGCGGGTGCAGGCTGCCGGCAGCATGCGCTTCACGACGGCCCGTGCCTTGGCTGAGCGTGCCCCGCCCCAGCGCTTGGCAGGGGCAGCAGCAGAGCGGGGCAGCACGTCAACGTGGAACAGTTCCAGCTGGTCAGTCATGATGGCCCACTTGTTTGCGCAGGTGTTCGAGGTCGGCCCATGCTGCGAACTCCCGCCGCTCGGCGGCTGCCAGTTGATACTCGGCATCCATGACATGGATCTGGTACTCGCTGCGCTTGTCCTGGTCCCATGAGGGGACGGCGTTAAGGTGCTGCCGGCGCTTGATGAGCTGAATGTGGAACGCCTCGGTAACCCTAACGGCCTCGTCATAGGTGTTACGGGCAATGGCCAGCTCGGCATCGAGGATGCCGCGGGAGGGGATGGTGGTCATGGTGCTGTCACTCTCTCTGGAGGTATGTCCTTGTCGTCCTTGGCCTCTACGGGCAGCACCTCGGCGGGTGGTGAGGTCTGGCCCCTGAGTGCTGCCTTGGCGAGAGCTGCGCCTCGGCGGTTGCGTTCTGCCTGCTCTGGGGTGATGCCCCGATATTCCTTGGCCTTGGTGGTCGCGTCATTGCTTGGCTTGCCCTCGTCGGCAGTGATGGCAGCGGGTGGAGCCTTGTTCTCGTCGTTCGCGTCGGCCCCCTCTTGATTTAACTTGCTCGACGAAGGAGAGCCTGAAAGATCAGAAGCGAGGGACGAGCCTTCTTCTTGTGCAACGCGCGAGTGTGCATCGCACGAGTGTGCATCGCACGAGTGTGCATCGCAAAGGCTTGCAAGGGTATCCTTACTTTTGCGCCGGTCAGGGGTCTCCAGCCCCTCCACGCCGTGCAGTTTGAAGTGGTCACGCTTGGCCATTTCCAGGGACACGGCGGACTCGTAGATGTAGGTGTCCGTGTACATGCGCGCCCGCCCGTCCGGCCCCTTGCCCTTGCGGAGGAACTGGTAGCGGTAGCCGGCCTCCCGCAGTTCCCGGAAGGCTGAGAGAATCGCTTTCTGCCCGACGCCGGGCCGCATGAGGGTGCGGTAGCCCTTGGGGGCGCTCTCGTCCCGGGCGAGCAGCACGGCCAGCACGCCCAGGGCGTTGTAGCTCAGCGACTTGTCGTACACTGTTTCGTTGGCGATGATGACAGCGCCGCGGCGGCGGACTCGGGTGGTTCCCTCTTCGGTGGTCACGATGCGTCCACCTTGTCTTTCAGAAGCTTGTCCAGCTCGGTGATAAGGTAACGGCGGTGCCCGTTAGGCAGGCGAACAGCTGTCAGGGTGCCTTTACGGTCCCACCGCCGCAGCGTCTCGACATGTACCCCCAGACGGTCTGCGGCGGTGCGGATGTCAACGTAGTTCCCCTCTGGCGGGGGTGTAGCAGTGGTCATAAGCAAACTATACACATATATACTTAGTTGTACAGTTATGTACTCTAAGCAAGCGTGCATTTTTGCTTTCGACTACTTGTTTACGTCACTATGTGTACTCGTTTAGAATCCGCCCCATTGAAAAAGAGTTTAAGTATGTGTAGTTTTGCCCTATGCAAACCAGATCTTCAGCACGTAGGATGACGCCGGCCTGGAGCTTTGGAGACAGGCTGCGCAAGGCCCGCCGCAGCGCGGACATGACCACGGCGCAGTTTGCCGGCGCCCTCGGGATCACGGTCCCGTCACTGAGCCAGTACGAGACGGACCGCGCCGTGCCGCGGGACATCGTTGGCCTGGCCAAACGAGTCGAGCAGGTGACCGGGGTGAGTGCGCTCTGGCTGCTGGACCTCACAGAGCAGCCGGACGCCCCCCAGCTGGCGCTGGCGAGCTAAGGAGGCGCCCTATGGACGAGACGATGACAGCTGCTGACTTGCGCGAGGCCATCCGGGATGCGGTCATAGAGTGCCGCAACACGGACCGCAAGGCCCTGGAGTCCCCGACGCCTGCGGCCTACGCTGCGGACGATGCCGCGCTCAACAAGGTATTCGAGCTGATCCGGCAGATACGATAGTGCCCATGTACGATGCAGCGCTTGATGTGGTCCTGGTGGTGTGCGCCGCCGTCACGGTCATTGGGGGAGCGCTGCTCTACATGATGCGGAAATGGCCTAACTGACCTTATCCTTGGTCCGCTCGGGCCACGGTGGCAGATCCTTGGCCGGCACGCCCATCCTGACCAGCATCACGCGCAACAGGCCGGCGTAGTCCTCGAACTGCCGCCTGAAGGATGCCTCCATGTCGGCCCGCGCCTCGGCGCTCATGAGGCGCTGCAGCAGGGACTTATTCTCAGCCTTCTCCCGTACCGCCTTGCCCGACTGCCACGCCCTGATGACCTCGATGATCTTGGGCAGGATCACGCCCAGCCCGCCCACGCCCACGATGGCGGTGATAATCTCGGCGGTGTTCATCGCGTCGGGTCCAGGTAGGCCCAGTCAATCCGCCTGAAACGGATGATGCAGGCACAGATCGCGTGGATCTCCAGCCCGACAATCAGCCAGATCGTGGACGTGGACGCGCGCCCGGTAAAAGCGAACCACGCCGTGACGAACAGCATCAGCACATACCCCAGGCCACTGACAAGCAAGCCGATGCGTTCCAGTCCCCAAAAGCCCACGCAGACCGCGACCGCCCCGACAGCCCCGCCGATCACGAGCAGCGCGCCCACGCCCACCGCTATCACCGATCCCACGGTGCCGTTGAGGATGATCGGGATGCCGCCCAGGGCGGCGAGGAAGCCGAAGCCGGCCGCGAGGGCGTAGGCGATGATCTGCACCGCGTTGATGACGCGGGGTTCGCGTATCCAGTTCACTAGCTCTTGTGTCATTCTTCTTCCCTATGGAACGTCACTTAACCGGTCGTTAGGCCCCTAGTTGACGGGGATAAATTCAACAGTCACCGGGCGGGATGGGTTCTGCCCAGCGGTGATACCAGTCGCCGGGGTTCCAGTTCCGCCAGCTAATTGGTGGATGGAATAGTTCCTGGTTGCTCCTGCTAGTCCACCTGTGAGGTAGAACTCTTCATCTATCCATTTGGCACCAGCTGCTTCAGCCCCGTCCACGATGCGTCGCGAGGTGATCGTGGTCCCGGTGTCTGTATCAACAAGGTTCCAGAAGACCGACCGGGCATCAGCCGTAACCATATATGCCTTGATCCTGATGACGACCTTGCCTGATACTGGCACGACCCCGCTGACACGGCTGATCTGGACTGCCCCGGTTCCCAGTATTTCTGCCGCAGTGCCTGTAGGAACGAGGATGGTTTCTGTTGTCGCTGGCCGGTACTGCGTTGTGGTTTTGAGCAGTTGTGAGGGTACGGGTGCCCTGGATACCACGTGGGCCACGTCGTTGATCGTCGGTGCCGCTTTTGCCGCAACGTCTGGGCCTGTAGTAGCGCGGGGGTTCTTAAATTTTGCCGGGGTAGCAGTGGTTCCATCCGATTCGTAGAGCTCGAATATGGCATGGCTGGGGTGGAAGCCGACAAGCTGGGATGCGGTTTTCATAACGGCGGAACCGTCAGGGCGGACGATCGTTATCGTGCCTGTGTTCGGGTTGAACTGAATGTCAACCGGGCGGTAGATACCGTCTCTCACGTCAGCGAAACGGGGGACTTTGATGGATGAGGTGCTGGCGGCTTCTGTGTCCATATACTTGTCGATGCCTGGGTTGTTGAACACAGCGCAGTCGTGGATGCCGTTCCCATACATGGTCATGTGCACTTTGGCTACCGAGAATACGGGGCTTCCCCCACCAACCCAGGCGGTGTCCGTTAGGACCAGCGCCAGCGCTCCTGGGGTCGCACCAGCCTCCCATGCAACGTCTGTTCCAATGTGGTAGACGCCATCGGCGTCGGGGGCGAGTGCTAGCATGTCCGCCTGGATGTACCCCGCACTGTTCGCCCCGGCGAACGGTGTATGGACGTAGGCCCCGCCGCTGATAGCCAGAGGTGCGCTGCCGAACAGTGTCGTCGGCTGTCCAGACGTAAATGCCGTGGGCGTGCCGTTCGGCTTGGCGCTGGTGATGTCAAACAGCGAAGGCCGCAGCTTCTTATCAATCGCCGTCGTAACGGCTGCAGGCGAGGCGTAATTCGCGGACCCTGATGCGGGGGCATAAGTGGCATTTAGTGACGTTTCCGACAGCCGTGCCGGCATGTCAGCGTCCAGCAGTGTGACGGCCCCGGTGCGGCCGTTGAAGGCGTCCACCTTGGCTGTGGGGGCCACGTAGGGCAGCGCCGGTGCGCCGGAGGGCAGTTTGTCCAGGTCCACGCTGGTCTGCCCGGTGAGCAGCTGGAAGATTTTGGTCAGGGGTGCCTTGGTCTTGGTCCCGGAGGGCGTGCGGTAGGTGATTTTGGCGGTGTAGTACCAGTTGGTGTAGGCGTTGCCGTTGGTGTCCTGGAAGCCGGCCTGGTCGGTATGGGGCAGGATGAACTGCCCGGCCACGCCCTGGTTGATGTCCAGTTCCTCGATGAAGGACACCAGCGGGATGCCCGAACTGATGTGGACAAGATCCACGGACGGCTCAATGGTGACGAAGGTTTTCACCGGCGTGCCAACGTGGGTGACCGGCACGCCGGCGATGACAGTGCAGGTGGTGACGCCTTCAGGGAGTGCCATGATCGTTGCCTTTCGTGGGGGTGTTGGCCAGGGCCAGACCGTTGCCGATGATGGAGCCGCCCAACCCCAGCCAGACAGCGAGCTCTTCCTTGGTGACCAGCCCGTAGCACAAGGCCACGGCGCCGGCTGCCACCAGGATGCCGTAAATGTAGGCCCGCACCTGCGGGTTCTTGACGAACATCACTTACCTGCCTTCAGGGCCTCGAGCAGTTCGCGGGACACCTTGCGGGGTTCCGGGTTGCCCCTGGCGTCCCATTCGGCCTTGGTGATGCCCCGCAGCTTCCCGTCCTCGAACTCGAACAGCGTGTCATCATCATCGGCTTTGAGGTAGCGGAAGCCCTCGTTGAGTTCGGCCAGCATGTCGAAGATGGCGTTGACCTTGGCGCGGGTGCCGTCGTCCTCGATAGCGTCGGCCACCTGCGCGGCGCGGTTGGCCTTGTCAAGCGCCAGCTTCAGTTCGGCGCGGTCCTGGTCGTTGAACATGTCATCTTCCTCTGTGGTGGGGGCGGCGGCCGCAGCTCGGGCCATGGTGTCGAGCAGGTCAAGATCCCAGATTCCCGGGCATTGGGTGGCCTGCCAGTCCCGGTGCGGGATCAGGGGCAGGTCACCGAAGCGCCGGCGCAGGTGCCGGACCAGCAGCGCGGTTTCCACGTAGTCCGCTGCGGACGCCTCGGGCCGGCATTCGATGCCGATGGAGGTGGCGTTGCCTACCGGGTTCCCGGCGTGCCATGCCGCGTCATGCGGGGAGACCAGGCAGTTGACCCGGCCCGCCGACACCACGAAGTGCGCCGACGTCGTGCCCGGCCCGTGAACGAAGTAGCGCACCACGCCGTCATGGCTCTGGCCCGGCACGCCCCAGTGGTGGATCGTGATGGACTCGATGCTGCGCGGCCGGCCGAACACGGCGACCACCTGCGAGGCCGGGGTGTATCCCTTGGCTGTGAGTGATTCGTCAATGATCATCAGGGCTGCCATTCGGTGACGACGAGCACCGCGTCGGGGACCACGACGGCGTTGGCGTGTGTGGCGTAGCCCTGGAGCTTCCAGACATGCGCGCCGGCTGCCGGGCTGGACTCGACCTCGGAGCCGGCGAAGTGGTGGATGTCCTCCCCGCCCCGGTAGGGCGCGTCGGCCTGCCAGCGGCGGACCTCGGCCCCGTCCAGGATGACGCGGAACACGGCCGTCCGGTGGGCGCCGGAGTTGCCGTTGTAGTATTCGAGATCCCACCGGGCCGAACACAGTTGACCGCGCGTGGTCCCGGAGACGCTGGCGAGGTCTTCCCAGTCGCTGTCTCCCTGGAGCAGCACGGGGGCGCCGGGCCGGCCCGATCCCAGCCGCTTGGTGCGGGTGGCGTAGATGTCCTGCACGTCGAGGTCCACGGCGGCGGCCAGCTGCTCGAAGGCGTAGGGGCCATCGGGGGCGTCGTTCACGCCGGGGTAGGGGTAGTCCCGGTTGGGTGTGGTGGGCATGTCAGGCTCCCAGGTTCGAGGGCTGGCGGGTGGTGGTTTTCATGGTGCCGTTGGCGAGGTGGAAGACAACTGACTTCAGGATGTGGTCCACCACGGAGGCGTCCGCGAGGGTGACCCGGACGGTGGAGCCGGGCCGCAGCCAGTACGCGGCCGGCGAGGTGCCGTCGTAGGAGTCCCCGCGGGTGGACAGGTTGCGGATGGTGTCCTGCGCGGCGGTGTTCGCGGCGGCCTGCGTGGTCGCGGTGTCCAGTTCGGCGTAGTACACCACACCGGGCAGGGTGCCGTAGCGGCCGTAGATGATGTGGTCCACGTCCAGCGCGTCGGTCCATTCGTATTTCAGCACGGCGGCGGAGTAGTAGCCGGAGTCCCTGGACAGGGCATCGGTGGAGTCGCCCACCTCGGCCAGTTCGGTGACATCGGTGGTTGACGCCTCGGTGACCTTGCCCCGGATCTTCCACGCCCCGTCAGCGTCCACGAACAGCCTGATGTTTGCCGCCAGACACAGATCATTCATGAACTCCCACACCTGCTTCCCGGGCGGGGTGGGGATGGAGGCAGTCAGGTCGGCCCGGTACCCGTCCCCGACTGACGAGTCAATCGTGACGGGTTCCCCCAGGGCGTAGCCGGCGAACCATTCCAGCGCCTCGGTGACCCCGGTGAAGGTTTTGAACTCGTCGGCGGCCAGCCACCGGGCATCGTGCGCCAGCCCCTCGTCGGACCAGGCGGACAGTTGCACGGTGTTGGCCGGCCGCGAGACGAGGCGTTCGCGCAGGTGCCCGTCGAAGAGTTGGTGTACGTCAACGGTGCCGTCCGGGTGGACGTAGCCGGCTGTGACCACGGCGCGGACGACGTTGGTGCGCGGGTCGATGTCGGCCAGTTGCTCGACGGTGAAGATGTTCGGGATCACGGCAGACAGTTGCGCCCTCGGGGACCAGTCCTCGGAGAGGGTCAGTTCCCCGCCCAGCAGCACGGTGGCCCAGCTGGACGCCCCGGAGGTCAGGGTCAGGGTGACCCGTTGTTCGTGGCTGTCCCGGATCAGGGCCTCGGCGGCGGGCAGATAGGGCGCGGTGGTCATGGCTTCCTCTTGTCAATGCGCAGGTCGCCCCAGGTGGCGTAGCCGTCGAACACGTCTCCCCAGGTGGCGTATTCGGCCTCGACGGCGGGCCAGGTCCAGCCCAGTGCCCCGGCCAGTGCGCCGGCGGGGCGGTCGGTTTCGATGTATTCGACCTCGACGTCGAACTGGCTGGCGCGGCCCCAGTTGGTGGAGGTGACGATGGCCGAACGCATGGCCATGAAGTACATGTCCATGCCGGGGTGGTCGGTCTGGCGCAGCTGCATGACCATGCCGCGCTGGAAGAGGCGCAGCAGGTTCAGCGCGGTGGCGTAGTCGCCGCCTTCCAGGGACAGGTTCCCGCGCCGGGTGGAGCCGCCCAGCACGATCACGATGGGGGATGTCCTGCCGTCCGGTTCATGCACGGTGGACAGGGTGTTGATGTTCGCCCCGTATTCCAGCACGGACGGGACACTGGCGGAGAAGTTCGGGGCCTCGGGGACACTGACGATCGGGGAGGTCAGGGCCAGCACGATGGAGTCCGTGACGGTGCCGCCCGCCGTGGTGACGGTGTAGGTGGAGGTGCCGTTGACGGCCTCGTAGTCGTCCAGCACCAGCGGGGCGGGGCCGGCGTAGGGCAGCTGCCCGGTGAGGGTGCGCACGTCCCAGGTGCCGTTCGCGTCGGTGCGGCGGATGCGGGTCACGTCGGCGGTGGGCGTGATGGTCAGCCGGTTGGAGCCGGTCTCGGGGTCTGATTCGAGCAGCAGGGTTGTCATTGGTCCACCGAACTCCCGCCGCGTTCGCGTAGGTTCACGGTCTTGTCCACCGGCTGGGTCAGCCGGGTGATGGCCTGCGCGAACTCGAACTCGTTGCCGATCTTCAGGTTCACGAACACGTCCCGTCCCTTGATCCCGTCGATGCGTTTTTGCACCTCGGAGACGGTGTAGTCGTCGTCCACGTCGATCTTGACCAGATCCCGGCCCCGGATGCCGTCGATGCGTTTTTGCACCTCATTGGCGGTGGACTCGTCGTTGACGTTGATCGGGGCGTCCTTGCCCTCGATGGCGTCGATGTTGGCCTGCGCCTCGGCGGAACCGGTTTCTGTCGTGGTGACTGTGGCGTCCTTGGCGGCGGGGATGGCGTCGATGGCGGCCTTGGCTTCCTCGGTGCCGTTGGCCTTGACGAGGGTTTCCACGTTCGCGGGGATCAGCCCGTAGCTGTCGGCCAGGGCGGCTGCCTGCGCTGCGTCGAAGCCTGCGGCGTCGGCGGCCTTCAGGAATGCCTCTCGGGAGCCGTTGACCGTCCGGGTGACGGTCTCTGCGGAGCCGCCAGCGAGGATCTGCGCGTCCCGCAGCGTGTTGGCGGCCTCGGCCATCTCCACCAGGGACTCCCGGTTGGCCCGCCCGGAGGCGGTGAGGATGTCGATGTTTCTGCCGTTGGTCTTGATGTCCTTGTTCATCTGCTCGGCGGTGGTGATCCAGTTGCTTTCCGCAGTGACCAGGTCCATGGCGGCGTTGGCTGCCTTGTCGGAGGCGTCGGCCTTTTCCTTGATCGCGTCGGCGGCGGCCTCGGCTGCTTCCTTGGTGTGGTCGAGCGCGTCCCTCTCCAGCTCGTAGATCTCTACGGCGTCGTTGGTGACCTTGATGTTTTCCTCGGCCTGCCCGCGCAGGTCAGAGAGGGCGTCGCGTTTCTTCTGCGCGGCGATGCCGGCGTCGGTGAACGCCACGGCCCCGTCCTCGGTGACGGAGGAACTTTTCTCGATTTCGCGGGTGAGGTTCTGCCAGTCGTCGGCGGTGGCGTCCAGGAACTTCCGGGAGTCCTCGGCGGAGCCGGACGCGGCGCGGATCGCGTCCCGCGAGGATACGCCGAACTCCTTGGCGTCCTTGGCGGTTTCCTGGAATTTGGTGGACGCCTCGTTGGCCCAGAACGTGATCCAGTTATCCTCCATCACCTCCCGGCCCCAGGAGATGATCTTGTCCGCGAGGTCCATCTTGGCCAGGTCGCCGCCCGCGTCCTTGATGGAGTCGATCATTTCCACGGATTTTTCCTTGGCGGCGTTGGCTTCCTCGGCGGTGGACTGCATGGCGGAGATGGCGATGCCCATGCCCACGGCCACGGCGAGGCCGGCAGCGGCGCCGGCCGGGCCGAAGCCGGCGAAGGCGTTGGCGGCGACTTCCTGGAAGGAGTCCATGATGGACTCGGCGGAGCCATCGAAGCTGGCGGCGGACTCCTTGGCGGTGGAGGCGGCCTCCTGTTTGAAGTCCTCGGCCCCTTCCCCTGCTTCCCGGAAGCCGCGCTTGGTGTCGTCCCCGATGTCCTTGCCGGCCTTTTTGGCGTCGTTGGCCATGGACTTGAAGGCGCTGGATACCTTGTCATCCAGCGAGCCGGCGTCCTTGCCCATGTCGCCCAGGTCATCGGCCACGCTCTCTAGGGCCTTGCTGACGTCCTTGGTTTCCCGGATCACCTTGGAGGTGTCGGCTGTGAACTTGATGTCGATGGCCACGGCTTACTTCCTCTCCAGTGATTCGTGGATGTTGCGGACGATGATCTGCACCCAGAGCGAGACCATGCGCGGGGCCACGTCAGCGAACGCCGGGTACACGACGCGGCCCTTGCGGTTGCGTGCAGGCAGTCCGGTGCGTGTACGCCGGGTCACCTGATGGCCCTTGCGGTCATAGGTGCTTCTCTTGCCCCTGTCGGTGCCGAACTCCAGGGACCGGGCGTCGGTGTTGGGTACGAAGCCGCCGTCCCCGGAGCGCAGCGGGCGGCGGGACGAGGCGGCGATGGCGCGGGCGGGGTTGCCCGCCGCGATACGCGCCCCGGCACCGAACACGGCCTGGTCCATCCGGGAGCGGTTGGCGCGGGCGGCGATGGCCTGCCGCCAGATCGGGTTCAGGGTGGCGCGGGTGTGCTTGTTGATGTCGGAGCGGATGCCCTTGTCGGCGGCCTTCAGCGCCAGCGCCGCCGCCCGCAGCAGCGGGACGGTCCTGGCGCTGGGCTGAATCACCGGCACAGTTGCTACGCCTCGGGGGTGATGGTCGCCGGCCCGTCGCCGAACAGCACGGCGGTGGCGGCGTTGTAGCCCTGCGCGCCGCCGAAGCTGCCCGGGGCGGTGGCGATGCAGGTGTGCACGATCTTGGCGGTGCCGCCCGCCTTGGGGGTGAACTCCACGTCGATCTTTTCCCCGTGGTTGGTGCGCAGGAACAGCCAGAACTCGCCGGTCTTCAGGGAGTCCGCGAACGTGACGTTGATGTTGTCCCGCACCGGGCCGATCGCTGAGGTGTTGTTCCCGGACACCGGCTTGCGTTCGGTGTTCTCGAACGTGGTCACGAGCTGCACGTTGTCGATGTCGTCGGCGAACTCGACCAGCGGTTCGCCGTCGAGTGCCGCCTTGACGGTGGCGTTCTTGATGGAGTAATCGGTGGACATGGCCTAGTCCCTCTCATTTCGGACGGTGGTTTGGTAGACGTTCTCGGAGTCGGCGGAGCAGGTGACTGTCCAGCCCTGGAAGGATTCCTTGAAGGTGTTGCGTTCGGCCTTCAGGAAGGTCACGCCCTCGATGCGCTGCAGGGAGAGCAGGATGCCGTCCAGCAGGGTGTCCAGTTCATCCTCGGAGCGTTCCCCGAGTTTGGTCATGCCGTAGGCGTCGATGGTGACCGAGTGCCGGATCTTGCCGGGGGCCTGCGGGTGCGGGTCCAGGTCGGTGCGGTACACGGCCACGGCGTGGCGGCGGATGTCGGTGGCCGGCGCGTAGGCCCACGGGTACACGTCCCAGCCGGCGTTGTCGGCGGCGAGCTGCGCGGCGATGGTCTGCCTCGGGGTGGACATCAGAAGATCCCGCCCCGTCGTGTCGGCGGGCGCAGCAGGTTGCGGGCCTCCAGCACCAGCGCGTAGGTGCCGATGCCGTAGCCCTCGGCGCCGATGCTCTCGCCGTTCCCGGAGCGGGAGCGGGCGTAGATGTGCTGGGCCTGGAGCAGCTGCGCGAGGGCGTAGCGTTCGGGCAGCGGGGTGGGCTGGGTAGCGGGCGCGTAGGCTGCGCAGACCTCATGGGCCACCGTGAGCAGGCTGGACAGCTCGGGGTCTTCCGGGGCGTCCGGCCACCTGTCGGTGATCTCTTCGGTGTCCAGCCAGCCTACGCGCGGCACTATTTGCCCTTGCCTTTCAGTTCGGTCTGCAGGGCCACGATGGTGCCGTGCTGGGCTTTGACTTTCTTCTCCAGCGCGTCCAGCCGGGTTTCCTCGGGTTCGGTGGAGGCCGGTTCGGTGGATGAACCGCCCCGGATACCCAGGGCGGCCTCGAGGCGAGCGAGGCGGGCGGTGATCGAGGACGCCATGATTAGGCCACGTTCACGGAGACGATGCCCCGCTTGTCGTTGGTGAACAGGGCGTAGTAGCCGAACAGGCCGGCGTCGATGCCGCCGTGCGCGACGTCCAGGGCCTCGACCCGGATCGGGCCACCGGGCAGCTCGTACAGCGTGGTGGCGGCGGTGGCACCGACGAGCACCTTGCCGTTCAGCGCCGCGGCGGACGGCGGGGCGCCGACGATGCGGAAGCCCTGCAGCGCGCCTTCCTCCAGGCCCAGGGAGGCGTTCAGGAACGCCAGCTTGTCCACCTCGGTGGTCAGCGCCAGGGTGCGGTACAGGTCAGCGCCCACGATCGCCCAGTCCGGCACGGCGAACTCCAGCACGTTCTGCGCCCCGATAATCAGCTTCTCCCACGGGTCCGTGGTGGCGTTGACGACGGCGGTGTGGTTGGCGGCCGTGGTGAGGTGGGTGAGCACCTTGCCGTCCATCAGCCGGGCGTAATTGTCGGTGCGTTCCTTGTAGAACGAGTTCCAGAACGCCGGGTTGGGCAGGTCCACGTGGATGCGGTCCACCTTGTGCCCGGACGCCACGCGGGCGGCGGTGAAGGGCACCGACTCGGCGGTGACCACGTTGGTGGGCACCTCGGCCAGGTTGCCGGCGTAGTCGTCCACGTCCGGGGTGGTGACCCAGCGCCAGCCGATCATGTCCTGCGCGGTGAGGGACTGATGGGAGACCAGCGGGGCGTAGCGCTGGAAGTAGCCGCGCCCGGTCCATAGTTCCCCGATGAACGCCGGCACCGTGGTGGGGTCGAACACGTCAGCCTGGATGATCGGATCAAGCGCGAGCTGGACGTTGCGGCCGTCCCGGATGCGGGTCATGAGCGCCTGCCGCTCGGACACGGCCGGGGCGGCGGGCATGCCCAGCGCGGCGGGACCGGCAGGCACGGCGGGCGCGGACGGGGCGGGGGCAGCCGGGGCAGCCGGCGCCGGAGGCGTTTCGGTCATCTTCAGTTCCTTCTGTTGTTTTGCGAATGCCACGGCTGCGGCGACTGACTCCACCTGCGCGTCCTGGAAGGCAGGGACGGCGCAGAGGGACACTTCATAGAGTTCGGCGGCGTTGACCACCAGGTTGAACTCGTCATCGAACTCGTAGTCGGTGGGCATGAAGCCCACCGACAGGCCATCACGCAGGCCCGATGTTGCTTCGGCCAGGGCACGGTCCCCGTCCGCGCCTTCCGGTACGTAGAAGGTGGCGGTCGCGTCCTCGGCGCCCTGGTCAAACTGGGTCATGTAGCCCACCGGCTGGGCCATGTCGTGGTCCCGCAGCAGCTTGACCCGCTTCAGCGGCTCGCGCGGGGTGAGCGCGCCGGCCCGGATGGTCAGCCCGTGGGACTCGGCCACGGTGTTGAACACGGTGATCCGGCCGGTGATGGTGCGGGCGGGCTGGTCGGCCTGGACCTCGACGGCGAGGGCCTGTAGCCGGATCTCAGGAAGCTGCGTCATTCGTCGGTTCCGTTCTCTGCGGGGGCCACGGCGGAGCCGGCGTTGCCCTTGGCTGTGTCGTCGGTGTCGAACGTGGAGGTGTCAAACTTCAGCACGGTGCCCTCGGGGGTCACGTCATCCTGCGAGAGGCGCTGCTCGATCGGTTCCAGGAACATCCGCAGCGAGAGGGTCAGGAACTCGTTCTTGTTCTGCAGCGTGTTCGAGTAGGTGTCGGAGGTGCCGTTGTTGCCGTCCAGCATCGCGGCGTTGATGTTCAGGTAGTTGGCCACGTCCAGCCGCACCGCGTTGCGGGCCTCGACGAGCATGTCCATTTTCCCGTCGCCCAGCGCCTTGACATCAAGCCAGTGCGGGGACACGGCCACGGCGCCGTGCTTGGAGGACCGGGCGGTGGACCACTTCCGGGCGATTTCCTCGACCTCGGATTCCTCCCCGTCCTCGACCGGCTCGGGCACGAACGTGGAGTCGTTGATGTGCAGGTCCAGCAGCGGGACAGGGTTCGAGGCGCGGTTCAGGATCGCGGCTTGGAGGTGGTGGTAGTGGTTCACGCTGGCGCGCCCGTAGTCCAGGAAGCCCTGCGGCATCAGGCCGGGGATGTAGACCAGGTGTCGGGAGTCCCGGCGCTGCCCGTCGATTTCGACGAAGCCCTCGGCGTCCACGTTCCAGCGCTCACGCGGGACACGGGAGAGGGAGAGGACGGGGCGGTAGTCGTCGTCGACGTCGTCTTTCCACAGCACGGAGGCGTTGGTGAACAGCAGGTCTTGCAACACCGCCGCCCAGCGGTGCCCCGGCGTCACGGCCCCGGTGGTCCTGGAGCACCATGTGGGGGTAGTGCCCTCGACGGCGGCCAGCGGGAAGCTGGCCACCACTGTCGAGTACAGGGCAATGGCGCGGGAGACGGGGGGCACGCCCAGCGCCTTGCCAACTGATACCGGACCATCGGGTAGGTCCGGGGCCATGACGACGGAGAGATGGGAAGTGGACGGGATGAACGGCGAGGACAGGGCGGCGCCGGCTGCGTAGCCGGTCACCTCGTTGTAAGCCTCGGTGCCCGCCGTGCCGAACCACTTCTGAAGTATACCCACGGGCATAACAATGGCCCCTAAACGGGGCCATTCGCTAACCATGTGTAGTTATATTTAACTCTGTTGGGCGTGTCGTGTCATGCCGTGATGACCTCGGGGAGCCGCACGCGGGTGCGGACCTTGGCCCCGGACGCGGCCGCGAGGGCATGCACGCAGGCCAGCAGGGGGCTGATGTCCAGCCCGTGCTTGCGCCCGAACAGCCGGGAGCCGCCCGTTTCCCGCCACACGGCGTTCCGCACGGCGGCGTCCAGCGAGGCATCGGCGGCATGGCTGAACGTGCCCTGGTCCAGGGAGCCGGCCACGGTCGCGGTGGCGGCGGCTACTTCCCGCAGCTGGAGGGACTTCAGCGCCTTGGCCTGGAAGCGCGGCTTCCGGGCGACGGCCTGCGCGACGGCGATGTTGTCCCCGATATTGTCATACCCCACGGCTATGCCAGGGTGCTTCAGGGTGGCTTTCAGCAGCTCGTCAGGCAGCCAGTGCGCGCCGGCCCGGTGGTCCAGCAGCTGCACGTGGGGGTTGCCCTCGGCGTCGAACCACGCGCCGGCCAGCGCGGCGGCGGACGCCCCGATGGCCACGTCGTAGCCCAGCGCCCAGGGCAGGCCCTCGGGCGATTCCAGCGGTGCCACTGCGGAGCCGGCCCACGCCTCCAGGTCCAGCGCCGAACGGGAGGAATCGGGCGGCCAGACACAGAGGTATTCGCGGATGAAGGTGGGCATGTCCATGGTGTCCCAGCGCTGCTGGATGGTCTCCAGTTCGGTCAGCCCGCAGGCCAGCCCTGGATGCACCCGGAACCACAGCTCAGGGTCTGATGCCTGCTCTTCGGAGATGACTTCGGAGTCCTTGGCGGAGTAGTCAACGATGCCGTACCGTGCCGGCTGCGCCCGCGCCGCCTCGAGCGAGGTCCAGAACAGCCCGTCGCGGGACAGGCCGGGGGTGCCTGCCTTGATGATCTGCCCGTGCGGGCGGGTGTCCATCACGGGCAGCGCGCCGGCCTGCAGCTCGGCGGTCAGCGCCAGGTCATACTCGCCTGCCTCGTCGAAGAACAGCACGTCGGCGGCCAGGCCCCTGAAGGAGGACGCCTTGGGCGGGGCAACCCACCAGCGGGAGCCGTTGCGCCACTGGATGTACTCCCGCCCGGTGGACGCGAACACCTTCCAGTCCCGCTCTTTCGGCTCCCTCGGGTCTACGAGCTCCATGGTGCGGACCATGTCCATGAACACCATGGACGCGCGGGTGCCGTCCTGCGCGGTCTGGATCACCTTGTAGCCCTTCCGCTGCGAGCAGCGGCCCAGCAGCACGGCCTGAATCGTGGTCGTTTTGGTGGACCGGCGCGGGATCTGCACCGTGATGTCCTTGTACAGCGGGCGCCCGTCCTCCCGAACGGCCTCCAGGACGCCGGCCACCAGCTCGCCTTGGGGCAGCAGATCCATGCCCAGCAGCGCGTAGCCGGCATGCGCGGCCGCGAGGTCCACGCCGTCCGGGGTGGGCGAGAGGTAGCGCGGGTGTGCTCTCACAATAAGATCCCTTGCCGAAGTTCGGAAGCAACGCTTCCGCTACCGTTGAACAGGTCCTCGACTGTGTCGGTTTCTGGGTCGTATCCGATAGCGTCAAGCACCCAGCGCGTCCACCGGGCAGGCTTGGAGCCGGCAAAGCCGCCCACCGGGTTGGGACAATCCAGCACGTCATTCACAGGGAGACCGGAGCCGTAGGCGCGACGCGGCGTCTGAATAAGCACAGGTTCCCAGCATGCACGGAGCCTTGCCCCAGAGGGTACCGCGTTGCGACGATGCCAGACCATCACACGGGTGGATTCAGGAACAGCCACGAGGTACACCGGCAGAGAGGCCGGCGCGGCGGCGATGGCCCATGCGTCGAACTCTCCGAGCAATCGGCAGACAAGCTGCCGGTGTGCTTCGGGATTGTCCCAGTCTGCGGCCGCGGGATGCTGATCCGCACGGTGTAATCCTCCCCCGGACGCACGCCCGCCCACACCATACCAACGGTGAGCCCTCCCAAGATACGGCGGGTCTGCTATCGCAATCCTCATGAAGCCTCGTCGAAGTGGTCTGTGGTGGCGAAGCGGAGGATGGTGGCCATTCGGTCGGCGGCGGCGCCCAGTTCGTCGTGGCCCCACACGTCGGCGCCCCAGTACTCGGCTGCCAGTTCGGCGTCGGTGAATCGTTTTGTGTTGGCCATTGTGTTGTTCCTATCGTGGATTTACGCGCGCAAAGGGAGC